TGGACAACGCAAACGCGGACCGCTGAAAGCGGGTTCCGTGGGACATCCCTCGCACATTGAGGGGTATACAATAATCGGGTTCGACCCCGCAATGGGCGGGAATGCCGCGTTTGTGGTGGTTACCTACAATCGTGTAGATGGCAAGATTTATGTTATTGACTGTGTAAACATGTCAGAGCCTACACCTCAAAAAATTCAAAAGACTATAGAAGAATTAGTTGACAAGTATAGGCCACAAGAATTACGTGTTGAGATTAACGCACATCAGAAAGCATATGCTTTAGATGATGAGTTGCGTAACTGGCTTGGTATGTATGGATGCAGACTAGAGTCTCACTTTACTAGCAAGAACAAATGGGATTCAAACTTTGGTGTGGCTGGTATGTCAATGCTCATGGGCACTGAGAAGGATGGCAAGTTCCAGAATAACAACACTATCGAGATTGCATCTACTGACCACTCAGAGGGTCTTAAAGCATTAGTTCAACAGTTAATAACTTGGAAGCCTAACACTAGGGGCAAGACAGACTGTGTTATGGCACTATGGTTTACTGTGCTCAAAGCAAGGGAACTAATGCAACAGCACAGTCGTATAAGTACTTATGCTTATAACCGCTGGTCAACTAAAGCGCAAAACAATAGAAAGTACTCAATCAATCTAGACGAAGCCTTTGCAGAGCAATGGCAAGACACTTACGGATAAGGACACACCATGGCAAACCCAATAAAGATTGCTAAACTTGTTAGCAAGGCAACAAAGGCGCGAGATGCTGCTCGTAAGAAGTATTACTCTGCTGCACCTGGTGTAGAGCGTGGTAAGAAAAGTTCTAGAACTTCACCATTACCTACTGCTGGCAAAACAAAGGCTACTAAACGCAATGTTAGAGTAAGAGAATTTATGGACCCTATTACTAAAGGTAAAAATAAAAATTTTGCAAAAGACGCTAATAAAAAAACTGTACCTAGTGCATCAACATCTCGCCGCGCTAGTATTAAAGAAGCAAGTTTTAATAGTCGTATGGAAAAACATCCTCTAGCCCGTAATGCTGGTGAATCTTCAGCAGAGGGTAAGTATCGTTTAAATCGTGGAAAATCAATTCCTAAGAAGCGGGGCAACTAATATGGCTAATCCAATTAAAGCAGTTAAAGCAATAGGCCGTGCCGTTGGTGGTATTACTGGTAAAGGTAGTAAGCAAGTAAACCCTGTTTATAAAAATATGAATTTATCTAAAGCGGAAGCCAAAGCAAACAAGCGTGGACTTAAGGCTGCTAATAAAATTAAATCTGGTTCTAAAAGTGTTTTACACGATAACGAAAAAAAGAATTTTAAATATTGGGACGAAGCATATAATCAATTTGCAAAGGATACAGGTAAGGAGCCTGGTAGTTTTGGAATAAGTACAGAAAATGCGCTTAAACTTTCAAAGCCTGCTCGCCCTAATCGTGTTCGTGGTGGAAGTATGGGAAGTAAAGTTAACTGGCCAAAAGGTATGAAGTAATGGCTAAGTCTAAGAAAGCAAACCTTGGTCCTACTAAAAAGTTAAAGCCATCTGGTAATGTAAAGTTTATTAAAGACTATATCTTTGACCCAAGCAACCCAGTAGATTATGCATCATATGCAATAGGCGGACCAGTAACTCGTGCAGTTGGTGGTATTGTTAAAAAGGGTTCAAAGTTTGTAGGTAAGGTTTATAGAAATATGGGTAGATAGTGGCCGTTACTAAAATTGCAAGTATCATTGCTAAGAAACGTCTTGCTGATATCGCCAAAAAGAAAATAGCAAAGGTACCTACTAAAGAAGCACGTAAGGTAGCAGTTGAATCGCAAAAAATAAAGGCTGGTGGTACTAGACCATTGATGCGCCCTAAGGGTATGGGCAATGCTACAACAAGGTCAACAAACATTCCTAGAAAAACTACTGTTAAAAGTATTCCTAAAAAATCTCCAGAACAAACAAGTAAAGAAAGAGCAATTAGTAAGTCTCTTCAAAGAGAAGATTTTTGGACTGGGATGAAAAATTTTCCTAAGGTTAAACCAAAGCCAACTAATGTATTACATAATCGTCCTAGAACTTTAAGACAACAAAATGCTGCTGGAAGACAAGTAAATAAGTTTATAAAAAAACAGGCTCGGTTGCGTCAAGAAATTGAAAGAAAATCTTATTCAATTGGTAAAAAACCAACTGAACCTAAATCACTAAATCGTTCTATCTTTGAAAGAGAAATGAATATTCCCGCAGGAAGTGGTTCTCAACTTCGTAAAAAATTAGCAGTAGAACAATTCCGAGCCGAAGTTAGAGCCAAACAAGTAGGAAAAAGTGAATGGCAAAGACAAGTTAGAGATAGTATTTTAAATCCAGCCTCACCTACAGTTAAAGGTATTTCTTCTAAGATTGATAAACTTGGAAACAAAAGAGTTATGCATCCTAGTAAAACAGAAAAATCATGGGAGTCAGACAGAAATGCTGCAAAGGCTGTTAAAGAATCAGAACGTTTAACAGAAAAAAATAAAACAAGAAAATATACTACTGGTGGTGGCAGACCTGCTAGAAAACCTAGGGGTAAATAATGGTTGACCCTAAGAAGATTAAAAAGGTTGTTAAGGCTGTTAAAAAGGCTACAAAGAAAAAAGAAACACCTAAACAAAAAACTTACAAAATTCGTGGTGCTGAACAAAAAAGAGAAAAAGAATTAGATGCAAGAGGCGGAAGAGCGTCTGCTGAATTTATTGCAAAACTAAGAAGAGAAACATTTCCTGAACAATACAAATAAGGCGGGTAATTAATTGTTAAATATTCAACAAATTGCAGCGAGAGTTGATTCTCTTAAGCAACGTTCTTCTGAACGTGATAGCAGAGCACAGGATGTTCTTTCTGTCCGTAAAGGTAACATTGCAAATGTATACCCAAGTTTCTTTCCAGAGGGTGTAGAAGCAAATGTCGTTGCAAATTTTATTGATATTGTTGCCCGTGACTTGTCGGAAGTTATGGCACCTCTTCCTGCGGTTAACTGCTCGGCCGCTAATCAGGTCTCTGACCGTGCTCGTTCTTTTGCCGATAAGCGTACTCGTATTGCTTCTAACTATTTTGCTCATTCAGATTTACAAGTGCAGATGTACACAGGTGCAGACCATTACATCACATTCGGTTTCGTCCCATTCATAATTGAATTAGACGAAGAAGCAGGGCTGCCACGTATCAGAGTAGAAAGTCCAATTGGGGCTTACCCAGAATTTGACCGCTACGGACGTTGCATTGCCTTTGCAAAAAGATACTCATTAACAATTGCTGAGTTAGTAGCCCAGTTCCCAGAATATGAATTGCAAATTCTAGGACGTAATGGCTATGACCAGAGTTTAAATTCAGTAGTGGAATTTGTTCGTTATTACGACAAAGACCAATCATTGATTTATATTCCAACTCGCAATAATTTAATCTTATCTCAGGCTATTAATCCATTTGGTAAAATGATGGTAGTAGTTGCTAGACGTCCCTCCATTGATGGAGAGATGCGTGGACAGTTTGATGATGTTCTAGGTATCCAACTGCTTCGTAACAGGTTCGCATTACTAGCGATGGAAGCAGCAGAGAAATCAGTTCAATCACCAATCGTTGTTCCTAACGATGTTCAAGAAATCCAATTTGGTGGGGATGCAATTATCCGTACCAATAACCCTGCTGGAGTTAGACGTGTAGAACTTCCTATTCCACAAGGTGCATTTACTGAACAGTCATTATTGCAACAAGAGTTACGTGTAGGTACTCGTTATCCTGAGTCTCGTACTGGTAATCTTGATGCAAGTATTATTACTGGCCAAGGTGTGCAAGCACTTATGGGTGGCTTTGATACTCAAGTTAAATCTGCTCAGGCTATCTTTGCCTCAGCACTTAAAGATGTTATATCTCTTTGTTTTGAGATTGATGAAACATTCTTTGATTTTGAAAAGACAGTTCGTGGTGTAGATGCTGGTTCTCCATACAGTATTGACTACAAACCATCTAAGGACATTAAGAAAGATTACTCAGCCGATGTTCGCTATGGCATGCTTGCTGGTCTTAACCCAGCGCAGGGACTTATCTTCATGCTACAAGCACTAGGCGCTAAGATTATTTCTAAAGATATGGTTATGCGTGAACTACCATTTGGTATTAACGTAACTCAAGAACAAGAAAAGATTGAAGTTGAAGAGATGCGTAACTCTTTGATTGGTTCATTGCAGGCTTATACGCAAGCGATACCGCAAATTGCAACACAGGGTGGAGACCCAAGTGAAATAGTTGTAAAGATTGCTGATGTAATCAAGGCACGCCAAAAGGGTGTAGCCATTGAAGATGCTATTGAGCAAATCTTTAAACCAGAATTACCTCCTGCTGGTGCTCCACAGGTTGAGCAAATGTCCCCTGCTCCCGCTGCAGCATCGGCAGGAGGTCTACCTCCGCAAGCAGCAGGTGGTGGACTACAAAGTCTTTTATCTAGTTTAAGTTCTACTGGTACAGGTAGTGCAAGTGCAAGGACCGTTGTAAGAAGATAAATTAGGTGGGGGACAATGACAGCAATAGTTGGAATACAAGGTAAAGGCTGGGCCGTTTTAGGCGCAGATACTACAACCTCATATCAAGATAGACCATACGTGGCTAAAGGGTGTGAGAAAATAGTTAAGATTGGTGAGTATCTAATTGCAGTTGCAGGTGATGCAATTGTAGGAGATATCCTTAATAACTTATGGCAACCACCTAAAGTAATTAAGACCCAAGACCCAGACAGATTTATGATGATTAGAGTATTACCATCTATGAAACAAACTATATTAGATGGTGGATATGACCCAACACCTAAAACAAAGAATGATGATGATTCAGGTTGGG